GATGCCTGAAGGTGTGAACTTGACTTGGACAACATTGCCGATCTCTAAGTCTAGGACCTCGTTCTGCTGTGATTCAGTTAGGACATCGAGGACAACCGAAAGGCTTTGGAAACGATACTGAGGCTCCTTGAACCTGGCTAACAAGAAGTCAGCTAAGAACTGAAGCTCTGTTGCAGAGTTGTTTAGCAAGCCTGTAATGCTGTAAGACCTTGGACCATAGCTAAGTTGCGAGGCAGCATCCTCAGCGGTGACCTCATCTGGGACAGCCTTGTTGTTGCTAATAACTATGCGGTTGTAAAGTTGCTCTGATCCATAGACAACCTCTAAGTCAGCGAAAGGTATAACTGTAAAGCCTGGCACAGTTCCCTCATCGGTAAACATCACATCAATCACACCTGGGGCTGAGTTACGAGCCTTGAAAACAAACTTCCCGTCTTTAGATACAAACACCTCACCAGCCTCGCTAGTTCCAAGTAGCTGAAGGTAGCTAACAGTTTGAGTTCCCTCGGTGATAGCAACATTGCTTAGCTCGCTATTGCCGGTGTCAATGTCACGCTTATCGGGAGGCCATGCCACCTCTGGCAAGTTTAGGATGCGAGTGACTCTCGCGCCTGATAGCTCAGCAGGTACAGTCACAGCAGGTAGGTTGTTGATAGTCAGAGTGCTTAGCGCATCTGAGGATTGAATAGAAACCACTGACCGGTTGTTTGGCTGGTAGGCAATGTCAAGGTCATCAACAAAGCCATAAATAACTGGGTATCCGTTACAGCTAACCTTTACCTCGCGACCAGGAATGAGCTGACCAAAGTAAAAGCTATTAGGGTTTAGTGGGTCAAACTCTCGGTCTGAGTTATCAAGAATGATGTTGATAGTTCCGGCATCAATACGATCTAAGGCTTGGGACTTACCTCTGGTTGTTGAGGCAGCCATAAGCCTGTCGGTGATGTCAAAGAATCTGTCACCAGAAAGAGTAAAAGATGTGTTGTCTAGGACACCCTTAGTGGCATCATCAAGGACAAAGGCATCTGGGTCGCGGTTGCCAAGGTTTATACCTAGCTCAACCTTGACTGCTGGTGCTGACATTAGGCACCTTGCCAGACAGCCCCAGAGCTTCGCTCGTAGGCTTTGATAGCGTCAACGATTGACTTGCCGATAGTGGCACCTGAGCCAACTCCACCATTGACATTGATGTTGTAAGTGTTCCCACCCTTGCCGGTAAAGTCACCTAGTCGATTAAGAGGGATAACGGCTTCAGCCTGACCACCCTCACCGATGTTTGCTAGGACTCCACCTGGCTGAGGCATGATGATTCCACCCTCGGCAAGTCTTGGAATCTTTACATTAGAGAGTGATGGAATCTGGACATTGATACCAATCGCTTTACCGGCTCCTAATACCTTGTTTATTAGAGTCAATAAACCATTGATACCAGAAATAATAAAGTTGATGTAACCCTCAATGTAACCGAGTATTCCATTGAGTGCACCTCTGACTATGCCACCCAAGCCCTCAAAGATGGAAACAAAGAAACCACCGATCGCTGCAAGGGCATTTCTAAATCCAACAACAAAGTTAGCCAACCATGTGCCGATGTCCTTGAATAGCTTGTCCCAGCCACCATAAAGAGTGACTAGCCAGTTAATGAGAATAACAAGACCTGCTGCCAAAGCAGCTATTAGAGTAATTACTTTTACAATCGGATTAGCGTTTAGGGCAAAGTTAACAGCAAGGATAGCCACAGCAAGTGTGGCAAAAATTCCGGCTAAAACCAATACAAGATTAGAATTTTCACCAACCAACTCAAAAAAGCTTTTTAGTAATGGCAGGACTTTTTCAATTACAGGTAAAAAAGCACTTCCCATACTTATTGATAGGTTTGCCAATTCTGCTGTCAAAATTCTTTGAGAGTTTGCCAACCCGTCTGATGTTCTGGCAAAGTCACCTTGTTGAGTTGCGGTCTGCTCAAAAATAGCGGAATTAGCAGCAAGAATTTTTTGTTGAGCTGTAAGGCTTCCATTGCCGTCATAGATGCCCATTTCAAGGGCTTTGGCTCTTAGTGTGGCATCGTCTAGCAAAACTCCAAAGCGTCTTAGTGGCTCATTTTCTCCTCTTAGTCCAGCACCAAGAGCTGTTATGGCATCGTCAACTGTTGTGTTGTTGAAGGATGCAAGATCGGCGGCAAGTGCTATAAGTTCTTTAGAAAAAGCAACATTGTCGTCAGCCGCAAGCCCAGCAGCTTTACCAAAGATACCAAAAGTTTTAGCACCATTTAAGATTTGCGTTGCAGACTGACCAAGTGCATCAGCTCCCTCAGTAGAGAAATTTACGATTGAAGCTGCTGATTGTCCAAAAATTTCATTTACAGCGGTTTGTGCTTCAATCATGTCAGAGGCTGATTGAACAGCGGCAGCACCTAAACCACCAATAGCAAGAAGCCCAAGACGAGCTGCTGGTGCAAAGGTTCTTGATAAAACTGCAACCTTTTCAAGAGGTGTGGTTACTCTGTCAAGCTCTCTTGTTAGCTTGTCAAATCCTGTGCCGTTGAAATTGCTAAGGATGTTAATATTGATGGACATTATTTACTCACCTGAACAATGTTTCTGTTGACTTGATCCATGTATTCTTGGACACCTGCCAAAACACTTGCCTGAATCATTGGCAACTGACCTTCAGCCTCAGCCCAGATGTATCGCGATGGTCTGCCACCAAGGGCATTAATCATTGACTTACCTTGGGTGGTGACTGTATGCCGTCTGCGAGTGCCACGCCATGCATAAAAGTCTGTGACTGGCTTGCGTGTCTGATTCTTTTTACCTGCCATGTCAGCGATGTTGAGGGCTGCACCACCAAACTTGACAGATAGCAAAGGGGTTGCACCAGTTACGCCTCTGCGAGCATTACGGCCTGAAACCTCAGTCTTGAAAGTGCCTGGCTTCCAAGCTGTGCGACCTCGGTGGTTTCTGAAACCAGAGGTAGGGCCAGTCATCGGGCTGCTCATAATTACGCGGTTACCCAAGATGTCACCGGTGCGCTTCATGTGCGCTCGGATAGCAAAGAATAGGTCTTGATCAACCTGTCGGATCTCGGCAAGGGTTTCCCTAACGCCGTACACCTCGATTGAGTGCTGGACTTTCATTCTCTACCTACGCTTATTCATGGACTCTGCTTTACCCTTTAGATACATCTGCATGGTAAAGAGCATCCGTTCGGACTCTTGCATTAGCACCGATGGTGCAATCCCTGTTTCACAAGCTAAGGCTGCAATAAAGAGGTGGGAGCTTCGTTCTCCCAAACCCTTTATTCCTTTACTTTTGGGTCTGTGTCGTCACCCTCGATGTTTTCGAGAGTTTGCACAAAGTCCTCAAAGCTCTTGTCAGTTTGCTTCTTGCGGCGTAGGGCGTTCCAAACAATGTAGGCAAGGTAAGTCAGGCGTGGGTCTTTCTGAATCGTTGTTACAGCAAGGTTGAACTTATCCTCAAATGCGATAAAGTCCGGTGTGCCACAAACAACAGATTCTTTAGATCCATCGGTGAACTCAACTTTGAAAGGGATTTGCATCAGCTTACGCCGTTGCTCTGGTTAGTTCCCCTGTTAGCGGCCAAGTGACGGATACTGTTGCCAGGTCGCCGACTGTGGAAGCGTAGGGGGTGTAAGAGGTAACCAAAAAAGTTCCAGAATAGCTCGGGTTGCTTGCGGTTACTGTGCCAGATGTAGGAACGACAACAACAGTTGCGTTAGTTCCTAGTAGTGGGTAAAGGATTGAGTCAAGTGCACCAGCAGCAAAGTCCTGGTGAAACTCTAGGGTAATCGAACCGGACTTTAGCCCTGCGATACGAGTTCTCCATGAGCTACCAAACGCTGTGGTTTCCTGCTCGTCAACCTCAATCGGAAGTTCAACAGATGCAAGGGATGAGCTTACAGTTCCGCCGTTGATGGTGACTTTATAGTCAGTTGCTACGAATTTTGCCAATTTATGTTTCTCCTAATCGGCAAATACATCAACAGCAAATTCAGCCGCTAAGTAAGTGCCCTCATTCATTTGGATGGGTGTGTAATTTGTCATTTCAGTCACTCGGC